GGTGCTGTCCAGCCCCTCCTCGTCGCTGCCGCCGTGCCAGCCCTTGCCGTTGTTCCGGGTATAGCCCCACCGGCTGTACCCGTACCGCACCCGCACGCGGCCCTTAAAAATCGCCATATGTCATGCCTCCCCGGTGATTTCTTTGTACTGTGTCTCCGTGATAACTCCTTTGATGACGGCCTGCCGCACCTGCGCGGGCCGCGCGGCGATCTCTGCCGCCTTCTCCGCCTCTGTGCGCAGGGCGGGCGTACCGTCTGCCAGCTTGTAGTTCGCGCAGCCATCCGGCCCGTACAATGGCAGCGGGAAATAGTTCCCTTGCGCGTGGTGGTACTTATCGCTGTAGCCCTCATCAATGGCCGTCCAACCCGCCGTGTCGGCCAGAAACGCGCTGCTGTTTATCTCCACGATGCGCCCGGCCTCATCCGTGCGGATGTATACTGTATATTTTTTTCCATGCTGTTGTTCCTCCTCAAAGATCCGCCGAAAGCAAAGCAATTCCGTCAAAATACTGTGGCGTTGCCAAATTCGCCGTTATGTACAAATTACTGGTCGATATTGCTGGTAGTGTTCCACTTGCCGAAATCGATTGAAGCGTGTACGTTGGAGCGATTCGCATAGGAATACGATCATTTGTGCGACCTGGTCCCATGCAGCGACCAGGCAGCCGTCCACAAAGTCCATCGGGTAATCCTTTACCGGCATATCGGCCGGGAAGTATCCGCGCTGCCCTACAACAGCCTGCAGCTCGTCCGGCGTCACATTCATGGACGCCATCAGCGGACGCAGCTTGTCCGGCACACCGGCCTGCGCCAGTTGGTCTTCCAGCTTATGCGCGGAATCCACAGGCTTGTTTGTGGGCGGCGGCGCGGCCGGCGTGGCCGCGAACGGTGCGGGCGTTTCTACGGGCGTCCCGAATTGCTGAACGGGCGGTGCAGGTTCAGGCGACGCTCCGCCGGGAACGGGAATGACCTGTGCGATAGCGGCGTAATCAAAAGCAAGCTCGTCTGCCAGGCCGTCCCGGTTCTTTGCATCCCAACAGGGATGGTGCGTGGTATACATCACGCGGCGGCCGCCCTGTGCTTTGTTCTTCGCGTTTTTGCCGTCGCCGTCCTTTACCACGATGGTCTTGTAATTGGCGAACAGCAGCATGTCGCACCATTCGCGGATCAGCGGAGCCACCTGTTTGGATGTCTTCATAGTCCAGCGGTCGTATTGGCCCATTTCATCGGGCTGCTCAAATTTTGAAAGCTGCGCGTGGGCGGTCATGACTACGTTGTGCCCGGCGTGCAGCACATCCTCCAGAAGATCCAGAAGTTTGCCGAACTCCTCTTTTAAGTAGGTGTAGCCCTTGCCGTAACCGAAATCCTCAATGCCTTTCACATTGGCACGGTCGCATACGGCCCGGATGCACAAACGCTCGGCCCAGTCTGCGGTGTCGATCACAAGCGTGCCGCACGGGATATGCCCCAGCCGTACCTCGTTGGCCTCGTCCATCAGCATTGCCCAGCTGGTGGGCTGCGGCAGACGGTTCACATTGAGCTTCTTCGTGCCGCCCTCGGTATCGATGAACACGGGGGACGGGAATTTTGCCGCAAAGGTGCTTTTGCCGATGCCTTCCGGCCCGTACAGCACCACTTTTACCGGCGCATGGATGACGCCGGATGAAACTGTATAGCTGCCCATTTAAAACGCTCCCTTCGTCCATTGTCTGGGCTGCGGTGCAGGCGTAATATCTGCGCCCTGCACGCGCCCATCCTCTAGCGTAGAGCAGGGAGGGGGACAATTCTTCCAGCACTTTCTGTTCTCTGGGGGTGCTTTTGTCAAACATCGTCGATACCTGCAGGAGCTTGTAAGCCGTGCTTTTCCCAATCTGCATACTCTCGCACCAGCGGCGGAAGGTGTCCTCTTTCTGGGCGAATTGCCCGTTGTCCACATTGTGGACAACGGTGCCGCACAG